CTCCGAGATGCGAGGCGATGTTATGTCTTATCATCTCGGGAAGGGGCAGACGTTCACCCCTGGGTGGCTAACTTATTAAGTTAGCCTCTACAAAAGCCTTCCAGCTCGTGTAGAACCCGGCATGGTTATGCCGGGCGGGTGGCATGTAATCCCAACAAGGAGTACATTTCACCCTTATTCTAGCAGATGGATGCTTAACGCGAGGCACCACCTTGCCGGACCGAAGAGTACCCGCAACTGCAGCCAACAATACGGCTGAAGGGTTATTAAACCAACCTTTCAGTTTTCTTGGGGGCCGCGACTCTACGTCAGTCACGTCTATTCCGGTGATGTCGTTCTCCAAAACGCGATAAACAACTTCGCGATTCGGAGTTCGGCGCCGCCGGGGACGTATGAGGAGCGATAACGGGATCTTGATGCCAACATTGTCCATCTCATCCGCTGGGATCGGTAGGAACCGAACCTGCGCCACAAGATAACGGACAACATTAGTTAAAGCGACCTCGTTCTTAGCACTCCAGACGTTAAGTCTGTTGATCGCTGAGTACATGTCGTTAGGCGTTTTGAGCGTCTTTAAATACACGCCTCTAACGTCGCAGCCGTTCCAATAGTCACAGCCGCACGACTCGCGGAATGGTCCTTGATTAAAGGACTTATCTACGTTAACGCTGAAGCCACACCGACTTAATAAATCGCAGACAAAATTATATGCCTTCGATACAACTATTATGTCGTCGCCATTTACGGCGAAGTTGCCCAGCTGACGACGGTCAGGCTTTCGGAATTCAACCCGAAGAGCCTGATACGCCCCGTAGACTAAGCTTGTAAAAATGAGTGTCTGTAATGGGAAAGTAAAAGCGTTACCCATCGAGGACACCATATGTAACTCAATAGACGTACCATCTGGAAGGATGGCGACTGGTGAACGAGTCATCTCAAGCCAAGCAACTGCTTGGCGAGGGAGTAGCTCGCGCACCAACGACATTGAGATTGTATCGGAAGCGCTAGACAGGTCGATAGTACCAAACCTGCCAGTTTCCGAGCCAATTCGGCAAAGCTCCCTGTTGTAGGTCTGCTGTCTTTTCAGGTCGATACCGCATGCCTTAGTTAGACGGCGTTCCATACAGTTCGCTATCCCCTTCTGAAATAGCATATTAAGAAGAGGTTCCGTACATATGGTTCTGCTTATAGCCGCGGTTTTCGGTACAAAAGAAAGGCGACTACCTGGAACAAAGCGAGTTCCCCGATTTACTAGCCTGATAGACTCAACGTCAGACCAGAGAGGATCCCTCGCAATGCCTTGTGCATAAAGCTTGTACAAGTCTAGACTAGTCGCAGACATATCCGATAGACCGAGTTTGGATAAGAAATCCGTGCCCGG